TGGTCTAATATTGTTAAAGTTAAAGACTTAAAGCATTTCCCATGTAATGGGAAATTGTGATGTTTGTTGTGAAAAGTTCAATAAACTAAATCACAAAAAGGTTGAATGTCCCTTCTGTGATTTACAGAGCTGTCGCGCGTGTTCACAGAGATACCTTCTCTCTATCTCGGATGATCCCCATTGCATGGGTTGTAAGAACATGTGGAACAGGGAGTTTGTGGACCTCTTTTGTACGAAGTATTTCAGAAATACAGAACTCCGCCGACATCGCGAGAACGTCCTCTTTGAGAGGGAGAAGGCTCTCATGCCTGAGACCCAACCCGAGGTTGAGAGAATCCTCGCCATGCGGCGAGTACACAAGATCATCAACGATCAACGAAAGAGGCTCATAGAACTTCATCAGAAACATGGCATATACATACCCATAACACCAAATGCCCCAATACCCCAAGACATCCTCGACCTCCGCGAAGACATGGAGGAGAGTTACCGGGAATTGGAGAGACTGCGACACGGTGGCGAACTCGTCGTGGGGGAGGCACCCAAAAAGTTTGTTCGCAAGTGTCCCACGGAGGAATGTAAGGGTTTCATGAATGAGGATTGGTTCTGTGGTCTCTGTGATCGCCATTTCTGTGAGAAGTGTAACG